TTTGGATGGAAATTAACAAATTCTAAAAAGAAAGATAATTTATGGAGGTATATAACGGGATTAGATTCAGATGGTAATTATTTACAATCTGGAAGTTTAACACCTACAATAACTACAGAACAATATACATTAGAAATTTGGAATCGAATTGTTAATAATTTGCCGTATTTATTAAAAACAAAAGGCACAAGACGTTCGATACAAGCATTAATGTCTTGTTATGGAATTCCGTCAACTATAATCAACATTAAAGAATATGGCGGACCGGCTACAAATAATATACAACCGGATTGGCAAGTAGACAAATTTATTTATTCATTAGAATTTGGTAATAATACGGGGTCTTTAACAATTCCTTGGCAAAAATTAACATCAACTAATAGAGTACCAGATTCAATTCAGTTTAGATTTCAGCCTGACTCAGATGTAATTTTATACCCTAGGACTTTATTACGAACAAATAACCCAGGTAATCCATATTTTTATATAACATACGATCAACCAATCGGATATAATAGTAAAGAGCTACAATTAACATATTATGTATTAGATTCGACAGGTACATATAAAAGCGGTTCGTTAAATAACGTACCAGCATTAAACGGAGATTGGACATCAATATTATTAACAAAAACGCCATTAACGGATTCAGTTGTTACTAGTAATTTTTCGATTAGCGCGTTTGTTAAAAACTATGAAAATATAGTTTACAGCAAAACAAGTACATTTTCGTCTTCAAATTCGAACTTTATATCTGCGAGTAATATAGTTATAGGTTCTTCTAGTTTTAGCACGTCTAATAGAGCGTTTGATGGTAATTTGAACGAATTTAGGTATTGGTCATATACATTAAACACAGCATCAATGCTAGAATATACAAAGAATCCTTTATTCTTTGGAGGTAATGTTGACACCGATGCTTATGATTATTTAAATTTTAGATTACCGTTATCGTATTTAATTACTGCAACGGGCAGTTATCCATCAGTACATCCTAATCAATCAATACCTAGCTTTTCAGGCTCGATAAGTTCATCTGCTGTATTTTCTGGTTTTGAATCAAATGATTTAACTGGCGAAGATTATACGACATTCGTTTCTGTACCTTCATTAGGCAGTGACAATATATATTCTAGTAAAATAAGAAATGTAACGCCGATATCAGTAGGAGCATTAGACCCAGATAGATCATCTGAGATATTAAATAATGAACAAACTCCTAAAGATTCAAATTTAGTTGGAATTTATATGTCCCCTACAGAAACAATAGATTCTGACATATATAATCAATTAGGTTCATTTTCAATAGATGATTATATAGGTAATCCTGAAGACCAAAATTTAACTTATTATCCATTATTAACTATAATACAAAACCAATATTGGAAAAAGTATAAAACTACAAATAGTTTTGGCATTTTATATAAATTGTTATCTGTATATGATTATTCGTTTTTTGATCAATTAAAACAATTATTACCTGCTAGGGTAGTAGCAAATTCTGGTATTGTAATAAAGCAAAATGTATTAGAGCGAAATAAAATTACAATAACAGATGATATAGTTGTAACTCGTCCTATGTTTGAAGATACTATAGATTATACTAATATTATAGACACATCAGGCGAATATCCAGTATATAGTACTACTATAGATGAAAGTATTATTTTAAAACAACCAGGAAAATATAATTACAGTTCTAGTATTTATATTTCCGGCAGCGGTGTTGTAGATTCAATGGTAAGATTTCAACCTACAGGCGCCGTAATATTACAAAATACATTATCATCGACTAGACAAATATTTTATCCGATATATAGTTCTGCAGAAAGTGCAAGTATAGGCAAGTTTAATAATACGAGCTATTACAAAGCTGCTGAAGTTCAAGATTTTAGTTATAGTTCTAGAGGCTATTTAAATAGTGTGTATGAAGGTACAAAAATATCTGCAGCAGGTTTTGGCATCCCGAGCCCTGACTTACCAGATACATCGCCAGTAATTTCCATTTCAATAGTAAATGTAGGTACGATTAGAAATAATCCAGGTTTATTAACACCGCCACCATTATTATTAACTCCGCCAGTAGTCAGAACTAATCCAAATTCTGGTCCTAGAAATAATACCGGATATTCAAATGCCGGCTTTAATGTAGGCGCGGGATAATAACAAATTAATATAATACGTTAAAATTAACTTTAACATATAATTATTTAAAATAAGAAGATATAACAATATTATGGGATATTTAAACAATTCTACCGTAACAGTAGATGCAATATTAACAACGAAAGGCCGTGAATCGTTATCGCAAGGTTCTGTAAACGGCTTAGATATTAGGTACTTTGCGTTGGGTGATGATGAAGTAAATTATGATTTATGGAACCCAGCTCATCCGTTAGGAAGTGATTATTATGGTATTATTATAGAAAATATGCCTGTATTAGAAGCATCTCCTATCCCAGAGCAAAATTTAAAAAGTAAGTTAATTACTTTACCTAAATCTACCACTACATTAAAAACGATACAATCGAATCTGACACAAGGCTCTATTGGCACATCAACTGCACCTATACGATATGATGATAATGGTGTTAGATCTTCAACAAATACAATAGGCACTAGTATACCTATAACGTTTAATTTAAGTGACGCCGGCGGTGGTAACAATAACACTTTAGGATATACAATTAGTTATGATAGTCGATATTTTCAAATATCATTACCTGTTGGAGTAGTAAGCGCGCCAGGCCAGGAAGTCCAGCCTACTTTTACTCTTACGCAAACAGTTACAAATAATATTGGAGATAGTTCATCTTCTTCATTAACATCAGCAGTAACATTATCACCGTCTATTATAGTAACAACTATTAATAACATTCCTTCTTTACCGACAGGTAATTCAATTCAAAATATATTTGTTCAAGGTAATGAGGTAGGTGGACAATTAACAATACCAGTATATTTTAGAAGAGGTAATGTTGGAAGCGGAGGAAGTTTATAAACAATAACTAAGTAGATAATTTAAACATATATGAGTCAAACATTTAAAGCTTTAGTTCCCGCTGAAGATATAGTATCAAATCCAGGGCAAATCGTAACAGCTCCTTTGTGGGCAAATAACGTATCTACATTAGCTACATATTTTACTAGTTCATTAATGACTAATACTCAAAAGCAGTATTATTATGAAGTAGTAAGCGATTCAAGTATTAGCTCTAGCGGTCAATTTGCTGTTACATATGGTAATCGTTTAGGAAGCGGTAGTTATTCTGGAGGCGGTTCATTAAATGATTCTCCGACACGAGCAATATATTCGCAATACAAAAATATATTATTAAACCCGTCAGATTCACAATTTACATTTTTTGGAGGAGTAAATTCTGACCAAATTTATATTATATCAGTAAATAGAGCAAGATTAAAAGAACGATTAAATGCTGGTACTTGGCAACTAAATTTAGCAGAACTAAATGGCCGAGGATTTGCAAATAATGTATATACCGGTAGTAATGTACAAGTATCTAGTTCAAATAAAATAATTAATTTAATTGACGACAGTAATGCAACAACATCAATAGGAAGTTCTCCAGGTGGAAGGATTTATAATATAGTATCTGGTTCAGTTGCTAATGGTATTTTTGGTGGGTCTGTGTCCGTATCGCATTCATATGGTATAGTTTACCCAGATTTAGGATTAATTGTATTAAATGGAGAAAGATTAAATTCAAATTTATCATTTAATTCTGTTACTGCTTCTTTTACCTCAGCTGGAACGTCACCAGTACCAGGCGGAGATAATGCTTTTAAATTATTTACATCAATATCCGGTGCAGCAGCAATATCTTCTGTAAATGGATTTACGGCTAGAAGTCAAGAGTCAATTAAATCTCAAATTATATTTACAAGAGCTAAATGGAATGAATTTAATTTTACAAATAATGCATCTTTTGTAACGCAATCAGCAAATGGAACGACGGTATTTACTCAACCAACAATGCAAGGAAATCCGTCAGTATATATTACATCAGTTGGATTATATGATAATAAATATAATTTAGTTGCTGTTGCTAAATTAAGTAGACCTTTATTAAAGACCTTCGATCGAGAATTATTAGTAAAAGTAAAAATAGATTTTTAAAATACAAAGAAAGCTCGTTCATTCGAGCTTTTTTACTGAATATATACTACTATCGATATTTATAATAAAGATACATATGAGTGACGTATTAGGTACGATACAACAATCAAATATAAGTAAGTATACTGCACATAAAAATTGGAGTTTTATATCAGCATCATTTGAACTAAACGGGATAAAGTATTTACGAGGGAAATACTCAAATAAACCTGTAGTTATTAGTTCATCGTTTGCTGTTGGCGAAATTCAAAATTCTGACGGCAGTTATATAAAAAACACTTATGCAGATATTAATCACTTATATTATAATTTTTATCAACCTCAAGGATATATAAGTTACCCAGTTAAATCATTTACTCGCGACTTAAATCACGAATGTGTAATTTATTCTATACCGCAATCTAAGGTCGGTAATTTTATTAAGCCTGGTAGTGTTACGTTAAATGTAACCGATCAAGCTGATACATTATATACATTTCAAGATAATGGTAATTATGAATTAATTGATACGTCAATTTTAACATCAGATTTTGCACCAGAACCAATAATATATCAAGGATTTAATAAAGAATTTAATCAAAAATATTCTCCAGATTATATTAATAATGGTGTGACATTTACCACAGGAATATCAAACGGTACATATACATTTGGATATGCTGCTAATTTCAATGGTACAGCATCACTACAAGTTCAAAATGATAATACAAATTGGTTTAACACTTTTGATAATGATTTTGCAATATCATTTTGGTTAAATTTAACACCAGGTGTTAATGTAAATACATCACAATCGATTATATCAAAAAAATGGGATAATGGTTTACTTCAATCATATCCATTTGATATTGAATACAATGGGGCTTTGACTGAATTATATTTTAAAAGGTCAGATAGCAATAATACTAGTTCATTAAATTTAAATATATCAGGGTTATCTGGGTATATTCATTTAGTTTATCAAAAAACAGGAAGTAAATTAGAATTATATGATTCTAATGTTAAAATTGCGGAAGATATAAATACGTCTTTTAATAAAGTATCAAATAACAGTCAAATTTATATAGGCGCTGCTAACTTAAATAATTTAAATTCCTTTGAAGGTCTTATTGACGAAATACGAATATACGATAAAGCATTAACTACTAACGAAATTTCTACATTGTCTAATGCCGGATATGATGCATTTCAAACAAATAAAGTTGGTAATGTATTTTATGAAGATGGTATTGTAGTTTATTCTCCTTTACAAAACGAATTAATAACAGGGTCATATGGAGTTAAAGACACATCTGTTTTATATAAAAGTAGTTTAGATATTGAACAGTTAAAGTATTATATAAACGTTCCTATGGAAAAATATAATACTAGCACAAATACCTCGTTATATGATTCAAATAATGAGCTAAATTCATTTGCTACTAGTTCAAATTTTACTCCTTTTATTACAACGATTGGATTATATGATTCTAAATATAATTTAGTCGCAGTTGCAAAGTTAGGTACACCTGTTGCAAAACGAAATGATATTGATTTAAATTTTGAAATAAAATTTGATCGTTCTTAAAAATATAAAATGTTATGAAAAAAAGAAAATTTTCAATACGAGCTATGGCTCGAGCTAAAGGATATAGGTCTGGATTAGAAGATACGATATCAGAACAACTTAAAACTACAAATAAAAGTTGGAGTTATGAATCCGAAAAATTAAAATATACAGTTCCAGAAAGACTTGCTACATATACTCCAGATTTTATTATAATAAAAGCTAACGGAGAAAAAATGTATATAGAAACAAAAGGTAGATTTACGGCTGTTGATAGAAAAAAACATTTATTAGTAAAACTTAGTAATCCTGGTATAGATTTACGATTATTATTTCAAACTCCTAATAATAAATTATCAAAAGCATCTAAAACAACTTATGCAAATTGGGCCGATAAAAATGGATATTTATGGGCTGCAAAAGAAATTCCAGCTTCTTGGCTTGAAGAATAAGATTTTTTCATTATATTATCTATATGGATAATACTAAACTTCTTTCTTCTGTAGAATCATTATTAGGTAAAAGTAAAAAGTCAACAAAAAACAATTATAGTTTTTATTGTCCGTTTTGTAATCATTACAAGCGTAAATTAGAAATAGATATTGTATCTGGACATTGGAATTGTTGGGTATGTCAAAAACGTGGACGTAAATTAATTAATTTATATAAGCAACTTAATGTTGGATATGATAAAATTGTAGAACTTAACAACATATTAGGAGTATCAACAAAAGATATTAATAGTTTATTTTATAATAACTCTAAAAATTCTACCTCCTATATAAAACTTCCACCAGAATATATTTCGTTTTTAGAAGCAGAGAATACACCAAATTATAGAAATGCTCTTAAATATTTAAGAGATGATCGAGGGTTTACAAATTACGATATTATTAAGTATCATTTGGGATTTTGTGAAACAGGTCAATACCGGCATAAAATTATAATACCAAGTTATAATACATCTGGCAGTTTAAATTATTTTGTTGGTAGAGATTTTTATGGTTCTGATTTTAAACATAAAAACCCAGATATAAGTAAAGATATTATAGGATTTGAATTATTTATAAATTGGCAATTACCTGTTATTTTAGTTGAAGGGGCAATTGATGCAATTACTATTAAAAGAAATGCTATTCCTTTATTTGGAAAAACAATTTCAACAGAATTGCGAAAGCGATTAATTGAAAAAAAAGTAAAAGATATATATGTTTGTTTAGATAAAGATGCACAAAAACAAGCTTTGGTAGTTGCGGAAGAATTTATGAATGAAGGTATAGTAGTTTATTTTGTAAACTTAGAAGAAAAAGACCCTAATGAAATTGGATTTGAGAAAATGGTACATATTATAAAAAACACCAAACCGCTATCATTTTCAGATTTAATAAAATATAGATTAAATATATGATTAACATTCAAAAAATAGAAAATATACATGTAACTAATATTAAGCATATTATACATATTGCAGATATTCATATTAGACTTCAAAAGCGTCATGAAGAATATCGCACTGTATTTTCTAGATTATATTCTTTTTGTAAAGAATTTAAATTAAATCACCCCGATACTGTTATTTTTGTTGGCGGTGATATTGCGCATTCTAAAACAGATATGTCGCCTGAGCAAATTAACTTAATACAAGATTTTTTTAAGTCATTATCTAATATTACAGATACGATAGTAATTGCTGGTAACCATGATATGAATCTTAACAATAAAACAAGATTAGATGCCTTAGCTCCTATTATTAATGCTTTAGATCATCCTAACTTATTTTATTTAAAAGACACAAATGTATATCAGTTCGGTAATGTTTATTTTAATGTTATGGGAGTATCTGATAAGCCTGTTAATTTTATTAGAGCATCAGATATACCAAATGATAAAATAAAAATAGCTTTACATCACGGAGCAGTAAATCAAGCATCTACCGCAGTTGGATTTCAATTAACAAATGACTTAGTTAACACAGATACTTTTGCAGGGCATGAAATTACATTATTAGGAGATATACATAAATTTCAATATTTAAATTCGGACAAAACAATTGCTTATTGTTCTAGTCTTATCCAGCAAAATTTTGGAGAAACATTAGATTTTCATGGTTTATTAGTTTGGGATATTGATAAGAAAGAATCTGAATTTATAGAAATAGAAAATGATTATGGATATGTTACATTAGAAGTAAGTAATGGTATAGTAAATTCATATCCTTCTAAATTTCCTAAAAAGCCGAGAATTAAATTAAAGCTTCAAGACACTACATCATCTCAACTAAAAACATTAACAGCAGATCTTAAATCTAAATATAATGTTCAAGATATAGTTACGCAAAAAGTAAAAGAATATCATAAAGATAATAAAGATATAAAAAAGATATCCTTAGGAAATGTACGAGATATAGAATTTCAAAATACTTTATTAACAAACTATTTAGTTAATAAATTAGATATTGATGAAGATTATATTTTAGATGGTGTGCGACATATTAACAGAACAATTAATTCAAAGTTACAAAGCATTGATAAATCTAAAAATATAACATATAATCTTATCAAACTAGAATTTTCAAATATGTTTAGTTATGGCGAAGATAATATTATAGATTTTAGTAAGATGAATGGCGTGCATGGATTATTTGCGTCTAATCGTAGTGGTAAAAGTTCATTATTAGATTCGTTATTATATTGTATTTTTGATAAATGTACTAAAACTGATAAAGCTTCTTATGTTCTAAATAATAAAAAAGATTCATTTACTTGTAAACTAGAAATAGAAATAAACAATAAAAGATTTATAATTGAAAGAACGGGCGTTAAAAATAAAACAGGGCACGTAAGAGTTTCAGTGAATTTTTATACATTTGATGATTTCGGAAATATACAATCATTAAATGGTCAAGAAAGAGATGAAACAAATTCAATTATTCGTTCATATTTAGGCACATATAAAGATTTTATTTTAACTTCTGTTGTAGCTCAAAATAACAATACTGGATTTATTGAAATGTCTCAAAAAGAACGTAAAGAATTACTTTCACAATTTTTGGATATTAATATATTTGACGAACTTCAAAAAATAGCTACAGACGAAATTAAAGACGTTCATGCTATTTTAAAAGATTTACAAAAACAAGATTTTAGTACAAAGATATCTCAAGCAGATTTAATTATTAGATCTAATGAAATACAAGTTAAACATTTAAAAGCAGATCAAGAAAAATTAGAAAAAATAATTACTGGTAAAGAAGGTAATTTACTAGACATCGCAGCTACATTAATACCGCTATCAAATGTAAGTTATGATTTAAAGAGCTTGGAAGCACAGCTAGATAAATCAAGCAAAAGTGTTGATATTTATAAAAGCAAAATAGATGAAATATCCTCCGAAATTGGTAATTTAGATGATCAAATACGAACTTTGTCGGATACCCTAAATACATTTGATATTGATGAGATAGAAAGCTCTTTAAACCAATTAAAATTGTATAAAGAACAATTTAAAAAGTTAGAATCTGATTTAAGAGTTAAACAAACAGAACATACACATATTCTAGACAAAATGAAAAAATTGGAAAGTTTAGAGTATGATGAAAATTGTACATTTTGTATGAATAATATTTTCGTAAAAGATGCTATTCAAACTAAAGAAAGTTTATCTTCACATCAAAATGATATTTTAGATTTAGAAAATAAAGGAGAGTTATTAAATTCTTTGATAAATAATTTATTAATTTACGAAGAAAAAAATAATAATGTTAATTCTGTTAAACGTAGTATTCAAAAATCTAAAGAAGATAAAACAAAATTAGATTTAGATTTAAGAACATATCAACATTCATTAACAAATTCATTAAATGATGTTAAAGAAGCTATAATGGCAGTTGATAAGTATAATGAAAATAAAGAATCTATTGAATTTAACTTATCATTTAAAGATCAAATAGGAATAATTAAAACTGAATTAAGAATACATAAAAATGATTTATCTGATATTAATTCTCAAATATCTAAACTATCGACTGGTATTGAATTAGAAAAACAAAATAAGAAAAATGCTTTAGATAGTATTGAAAAGCTTCGTACATTAGAACGTGAATATAAGTTTTATGAATTATATTTATCTGCTACAAATCGTAACGGCATTCCATATGATTTAATTTGTAATGTAATGCCTCAAATCGAAATGGAGATTAATAATGTATTAGGTCAAATTGTAGATTTTACTATAATGCTTCAAACGGACGAAAAAAATATTAATGCTTATATTGTTTATGATGATGATAATTTTTGGCCGCTAGATTTAACATCTGGAATGGAACGATTTATTAGTTCGTTGGCAATTAGAAATTCGTTAATTAATATTACCAATTTACCAAAGCCAAATTTTATAGCAATTGACGAAGGATTTACTCAATTAGACTCTGATAATTTAGGGCAAGTATATCATTTATTTAGTTATCTTAAAACTCAGTTTGACTTTATGATGATTATATCACATATTGATGTTATGAGAGATATGGTTGACCATTTTATAGATATTAGAAAAGAAGGAGAATATTCTAAAATATCTATAATTTGATAAAATTACTTTATGAAAGATAATTATATGTATAGAAGAACGTAATGTACATAAAAAAGCTATTTTATAAAGGATTAAGTCAAATACCAGTTTATATTGAAGACAAATTACCTAATTCTCCATATTATTTTAATATTGTAGATATTCCACAAGTATTTGGCCCTGGTAAAAATTCTATTAGATTTAATTTAAATAATAATAATCTTGACATTTATAAAAATATAGATGTTGAGATTATTGATTCATATGGAAATACTGTATATTATGAAGTACCTGAATATTCTCAACCCGGAGAAACAGACCTTAAAATATTAACTGTATATTTATATGCTAATATTTCAAACGGTCCTATAACAATAACATTTATAGGGCATGCTAAAGTAGGATTAGATGGCAGACCTGTACCTGATTCATTTAAAGATAAATTTAATGTACGATATTCTACTACTATAGACTTTAATAGATTTCAAAAAAATACAAGTAGATTATTATTTTCTTCAACACCATCAATATCAATATCAGAAGATAGAAAAGCATATGTAAGTAGAAGCTTAAATGTTAATACAAAAATAATTGAATCTGGAAGCGGTATATACAGGTATCAACATTCATACCCGGTATTAGAAATAAATACACCTAGCTTATTTATAAATGATATGTTAAACGGTAATTTAAGTATTACTGGGTCATTTATTATGCCTGACTTTTCAGAGTATACATCATTAAATTATTCTACATTTAATTCAAACATATCCAATTTATTTACTTCAAAAATTGCAATTTTAAATACTCCATGGACGGCTTCTTTATCAGGATTAAACTTTGACGATTCTGCAGGATTAATTAATAATGCAATTGTAAATTATACGTTATCATATAGCCCTACGCCTCAATATTCATCAACAAATAATCTTAATTCGTTTGTTAATTTAAGTATAAGTAATTTAGACCCTATATCTGGGTATTTAAAATACATTAAATTATATGGCAAAAGTCAAGGTAGTTTATCTCAATATGAATTATTAGGAGAATCGGTTACAGAAAATGCAGAGTTATTGATTAATACTGCATCTCTTATTCAATATGACAGAAGCAATGTTGGTTATTTTTTAAATTCATCATCTTTTGAAAATTTTTGGGACTATAACAATACTTATTTATCTGCTTCATTCAATTCCTCTAGTTTATTTAATTCTATTTATTTAGACCCGTTAGTAGATACGTCAACAACAGATGTACTATTTTCTAGTAATGTTGATATAAATTTTCAAAAAGGGTCTCCGTACAAGTTATATTTTAATTATGTAAAAAATACAGATTTTATATTAGAGGTATATATGTCTGGCTCGGCATTTGTAAATAAAACAGGTATTGGTCAACGAATATTTTATTTAAATTCTAAAAACTATAATCCTGTATATTTAAATTTTCCGATTGATTTTTTAGCAACTCAAACAGGTACTGCAAGACTTCAATTTAAAATAGTTACTGGAAGCTTGTATATAAGTGATATTTCATTAAAATCAGGTATTAATGATGGATTTAATCCGTCAAACTTTAATTCGTATTTTCCGATCGCAGTAAAAAGTCGAAACGACATTTATGATTTTAAAGTAGAGTTTATAGATGATAATAGTCAAATTAACAGCTATGAATTTAATAATGGTTCCAATTCTAATATACAAATTAGCGGAAGTAATCAATATATCGATGGTAATGATAATTTATTACCAGGTACGTTAAATTTAGGTAATACATTAAATTCTGGTATTGTTTTAGATGGTAAAAATAACAAAATTGCATCGTCAGGTTATACTGGTGGTGATACTGGATTTGCTTTTTGGTCGGGTAGTCAAACTATTAGTGGTAGCACGCAAAATGGACCAGGCGTTTTTATAGAAACAGGCGCACCGTATTATCATTCTATTAAAGCATCTAAGGACGGCGGAATTGAAATAATAGGAAATATATCAGGCTCAGCTCCAGCAGGTGGCGTGACAGAAACAACATTTAATAATTTTAGTAGTTCGGTTGATGCTTCGTTAGGAACAATAACTGGAGAATTAGGTACTATAAATTCTTCGATAAGTACTATAAATTTTAATATAACAGAACAATCGGCTAGTATTGCATCGTTAAACCAATTTACGTCATCTGCTCAAACTGCAGAGTTTTATAGAGTGTTATTTGGTATACCTAATGATACGGATAATACCTATAACTTACAGATTATGATACTTAACAATACAGCAATGTTTACTTCTAGTATAGCATAAAATTTAATACTTAACTAATAAAAATATATAATTATAATATATATGAATAAAATAATCGCACTATATCCCGGTAGATTTCAACCCTTTGGGAAGCATCATGCAGCTACATTTATGTGGCTTCAAAATAAGTTCGGAAAAGAAAATGCTTACATTGTAACATCTGATAAAGTAGAGCCGGGTAAAAGCCCATTTAATTTTAACGAAAAGAAAGCCATTATTGAGCTTTATGGTATAGACCCGTCTCATATTATTAAAGTAAAGAATCCGTACAATCCCGTTGAGCTATATGGCCAATTTGACCCGGAAACAACATCGGCAGTAGTTCTAGTTGGAGAAAAAGATATGGGTGAAGATCCTAGATTTAAAATAGGACCTAAAAAAGACGGAAGTCCTAGCTTCTTTCAAAGCTATAAAGGTAATGAAGATAATTTACAATCATTATCTAAACACGGATATTTAATTGCTGCTCCACACGTTTCATTAAAAGTTCCTGGGTATGGAGAAATGTCTGGGACTGAAATAAGAAATGTATTAGGAGATACATCAAAAACTAGAGAAGAAAAGAAAGAACTATTCCAAGAAATATTTGGATGGTATTCTGATAAGATGGCTAACTATATATTTGATAAACTAGAAAATAAAATGACAGAGGCATTTAGTAAAGATTGGTGGTTAGATAAATTACTTCAAGAAGATTGTTGGGATGGATATAAACAAGTAGGAATGAAGAAAAAAGGAAAAAAGCAAGTTCCTAACTGCGTACCTATTAATGAAGGTGGAAATGTATTCGGAACAACATCTCCAATTGCAAAAGCTGATATAGAACCTACCTTAGAAGTATTTGTAGACAGATTAGCTAAACTATTCCCTGCTAAAGCTGCGACTTTTAAACAATTTGAAAAATTAGGTTCTGTAGGTAAAAAAGAATTATCTGGAGATATTGATTTGGCTTATGATGTTAAAAACTTTTTTCCTGATGGAATAACTCCAGATCTTAAAGGGTGGGGATTAGACGAAACTAAATATAAAGAATTAGTTGCTGGCTTTACTAAAAGAGCTAAGAACGCATCTCCGGAAAAAATTAACTTACGAGCAATTATTGCATTAATAGAAGAAAAAATTGATAATGCTTATGATGATATTGAAGTAGATTCTAAAGGCTCAGGTTCTGGTGCATTATTCTGTAGCATTCAACAATACGATTCAAATAAAAAGCCGTTACCTAAATACGTTCAAGCAGATATAAATATAGGTAATTTAGATTGGTTAACATTTAGTTATTATTCTAATACATATTCTGGTAATGTAAAAGGACTTCATAGAACTCAATTAATGCTTTCTTTGTTTGCTAATAAAAATTATACATTCGGTCATGGCACTGGTGTAGTAAATAAAGAAACTGGTGAAAAGGTAGCAAGTAATTCTCAAGAAGCAATTGCTTTATTAAATCAAATTTACGGCTTTAATTTAGATAGAGATATTTTAAATGATTACTTTAAATTAGAAGAATATCTTAAAGCAAATTTATCAACGGAAGAATATAATGCTATTATAGACAGATATTTAAAAATATTAGATTCTACTAGAGCAGATATTCCTGATAATTTACAAGATTATTGGATTGCTAGTCAAGCTAGATTAGGATTAAAAGGTAAATTCTTACCTGCAGACTCTAAGTTAATACAATATCAAACTTTAAATGAATCGGGCTCAGCAGGCGGTGGAAGAATAAATAGGTCTTTTGTAGAAAAAACTAAAGACGAATATATTAAAAAAGTATTAAGCAAGTTTCCTGGATTTAAAGCTGCAAGAATTTCTGGCTCATACAATACAAGTTCTAAAGAAGATTTTGGCGATATAGATCTTATTGTTATGATCGAAGGAGATGATAAAAAGAAAATAAAACAAGAGTTAGCAGCATTTTTAAGTTCTTTACCTGATGATGTAATTGTTCCGTTTAAAAGTGAAAAGTACAAAGGTAAGAAAACATTAAGCTCCGGTGAACTTGTTACTATATTATATCCAATAGTAGGAGCTACAGATGAATATATTCAAATAGATAATATAATAGCTATATCAGAAGAAGAATCAAATTTTAAACAAGCATTTTTAGATTATCCAGCTGAAATACAAGGTCTTTTATTAGGACTATCAAAGGCAATTTTATTAGAAGAAGACCCTCAAGAAATATTTAAACGATTGGGTATTAATAACGTGCCAGAATTAGGCCCTGATGAAGAATATGAATTTAATTTATCTAGCGTAGCATTAACATTACGAATAGTTAGATTATCTTCTGAATTTAAAGAACTAGAAAGAAAAGAAGTTTGGAAAACTACACAATGGAATACTATCAAACAATTATTTTCTAATTTTAATATTGACGGCACGTTTGAAGATTTATTATATGATATAGTAAGAAAAGTTAAAAACACTAGATCTAGAAATAGAATTAAAGGTATATTTAAATCTATGATATCTATTAAAAGTGGA